CAGCGGCGGTGAAGGTGCTGACGATGCTAGGATGTATTTTAGAGCATCCGACAATTCCAACCGATTTACCATTGAAACAGATTTAGACGGATCAACTTCTAATGATTTATTAGGCTTTAGAGCAGTTGGTACTGACAACATACTCGTTTTAAAAGGAAACGGCAACGTAGGTATCGGAACGGATAGTCCTAGTGCTAAGTTAGAGGTTGAAGGCAGCGCTAATAATGCTGATATTGGTATAAGTATAAATAACACCTTTGATGATAATGATCCAGCCAGTAACCCTACTTCAGTATTATTTTTAAATGCTGCAAGTAACAACGGTTACCTTAGAGTTCACGGAGCGCCTGCTGATACAGCTGCAAAACATCAAATAGATTTAGGTTCTACAGCGGCAAGTGCCTTTCTAACATTTTCTCCAAGTGGATCAGAAAAAATGCGCATATCTGCAAACGGCAGCGTAGGTATCGGAACTACTAGTCCTTCTACACCGTTAGATGTTAATGGTGAAATTAATGCCTCTGGAGATGGTTATTATATAAACGGAGAGGCGTGGGCTGTTCAGTATTCAAATGTTTTAACATTAGGTGATTGGGACGGTAATGATTTTCCAACTCGTATAATGGACAATAACTCAAACGAGATACTAAGAGTCGCCGATGGTGGAGTAGGTATTGGAACGACTAGTCCTAACACTGCTTTAGAAGTTAATGGAGCTATTTCAGCAACTAGTTCTGATTTTGTTTCAGGGTCAACAGGCTCAAGACTATTATTACAAACATCAAGCTCTCCTGATACGTACTCATACATACAAGCAACAGGCGCTGGAGGGACCTTAGTTTCTGCAGCATTAGCGCTTCAACCAGATGGAGGTAACGTAGGTATTGCGACGACTAGTCCAGGCTCTAAGTTAGATATAGTAGGAGCAACTAATGCCTCTGATTCTTCTTTACTTAGAGTAAGAACAACTGACAATCCAAACGCTCCTGAAAAAGTTGTTGGTTTTTACGTAAATACAAGTACAGAAAGAGGTTTTATATCTGTAAACCAATATCAAACAGCTTATAGTACTTCTTCTGACTATAGATTAAAAGAAAATATTGTACCAATACCTAACAGTATAGAAAGATTAAAGGAATTAAAGCCTTGTAGGTTTAACTTTATACAGGGTGACCCTAATCATGTAGTAGATGGGTTTATAGCTCATGAAGCAGCTGAAGTAATTCCTGAAGCTGTAACCGGTGAAAAAGATGCTGTAGATGAAGATAACAACCCATCATATCAAGGTATAGATCAGGGTAAAATAGTACCTTTGCTAACAGCAGCTCTACAAGAAGCAATAAATAAAATAGAACAATTAGAGAAAAGAATACAAACACTAGAAAACAATTAAACAATGGCAATTACTTACAAATGGGATATTCCCGCGATGAATGCTCACATTCAATCAGAAGGTGAAGAAAACGTGATCTACACGGTACATTACAGATACACAGGTTCTGAAGAGTCAAATGGTAAAATTTATTCATCAACCAATATTGGTACGCAGAGTTACAGTTATGTAGCTGGAGAGCCTTTCACGCCTTACGAAAACACTGAAGCTTTTGAAGCTATAGTTATCGGATGGTTAGAAAATTCTTTAGATGTAGATCAAATGCAAGATACTATAGCAGCAGACATACAATCTCAAATAGCACCAGTTAATGAGGACTTGTACTTCACATGGCAAAACCCTGTGCAGCCGACTGAATAAAAAAAAGTAATTTACACTTAAAACGTGTAATAATAAAGACCATGCAAAGCTATTAGCTTGTTATAATTAAATCAAATTAAATTAAATTAAAATATGTCAGACAGAATTGTTAAAAACCTGAACTTTGGGGAAGACGCTAAAGCCACGGTATTTAAAGGAATCAAGAAACTAACTAAGGCTGTTAGCTCCACTCTTGGAGCTAGCGGTAAGTGTGTTATCTTGGAAGATGGTAGCGGTAAGCCAGTTATTACTAAAGATGGTGTAACGGTAGCTGATTCTATAGTTTTATTGGATCCTGTTGAAAACATGGGTGCTACACTATTAAAAGAAGCGGCTAGAAAAACAGTTAAAGAAGCTGGTGATGGAACAACTACGGCCACGGTGCTAGCTCACTCAATACTTAAACAAGCTTACAAGCTTGATAAAGATTACAATGATAGAGACTTGAAAAACGGTATAAACAATGCTGTTGAAAAAGTTGTAAAATACTTAGAGAAAAACTCTATACAGGTAACAGGTGATATGATTGATTCTGTGGCCACTATATCAACAAATAATGATCCAGTCTTAGGTAAAGTTATTGGAGATGCTTTTAGGTCCGTAGGAGAGACCGGGGTGGTTATGATGGAGACTACGAGTGAGTCTGAAACCTATGTAGATGTAGTTGACGGTATTCAGTATGAAAAAGGTTTAACTAATTCTAATTTTGTAACAAACAAGGCTACAAAAGAATCAGTACTTGAAAACCCTCTAGTGTTGCTAGTTGATTCACCTATAGAAAGTATCAGGCAGATTCAATCTGTTTTAGAGTACGTTATCAAAAACACAAAGTCATTACTTATTGTTGCTGATATAGATCAACCAGTTCTATCGGCTTTAGCGATGAACAAGGTTAAAGGAAATATAAAAGTTAACGTTATTAACGCACCTACTTTTGGTATTAACAAAAAAGATACTTTAACCGACTTATCCATGTTAACTGGTGCTACAATTATAAACGAAGATCTTGGAGATGACCTAGATCTTATATCAGTAGACAAGCTAGGTGAATGTGTTAGAAGTGTAACTGGTGAACAAGATACTATTATACAAATAAAAGAAACACCAGAAGAAGTAAATGAGCTTATTCAGAAAATTAAAGACCAACTTGAAACTGAAAAATCTCCTGCAAACGTTATACGACTTGAAACTAGACTTGCACGTTTATCTGCTAAGGTTGCAGTTGTTAAGGTTGGAGCGAACTCAGACATTGAACTTAAAGAAAAGACGGATAGAGTCGAAGATGCTATCTGCGCTACAAAAGCCGCAATCAAAGAAGGTATAATCCCTGGTGGGGGTATTGCTTTGCTCAACGCGTCTACATATATAAAAGCTAAAAACAAAGGTGAAGAAGTTTTACTAAAAGCTATAAAAGCACCCTACGAGACTATTCTTTCTAATGCTGGATTAGAGTTGGTTTATCCTGATAGAAAAAATAGAGGACTAAATGTGGTTACAGGTAAAGACGTAAATATGGTACGAGCTGGCATTATAGATCCACTGTTGGTTACTAAAAGCGCTTTAAGAAACGCGGCTTCGGTAGCGACTACGATATTATCTACAGATTGTGTAATCAATAATTTAAGAGTTGGAGATGAAAGCAATAGGTAGAAATTTAATTATAAAGAAACAAAAAGAAGGGACTACTAAAACAAAAGGTGGTCTACTTCTTGCTGAGTCACATAGAGAAGATATTAGATATATAGAAGCTAGTGTAATTTCTATTGGAAGTGATGTAGTTGGCGTTAAAGAAAATGATAAAATATTTTTTGATAGACACGCCGGTCACAAAATAGAAATAGATAAAGACTTTTATCACGTTATTAAACTAGAAGATATAGTTGTTGTTTTATGAAAAGGCTAGACGCAAGGGACATGAAAGATATGAACTTGCTAAAACATTACCGTATAATACGCAAATGGGCCTGTAAAAACAACAATCTAAATGACGCTGATTTAGAGCTTTTGATATATCTTGATTGTATGGAGCATTTTTCAAAGCAAGACTTTAAAACTGGCTCCTACTCTTACAGCTGGGATAATAGACGCTGGAATAAGCTTCTAAAAGCTGACTGGATAAAAGTGTGGAGAAAAAGAAATAGAACTACTCAGTTATATCACATATATCAAATATCCTTCAAGGGAAAACAGCTTATAAACAGGATGTACAGGACTATGTTAGGTGAAGATGATATACCGACTAGCTCAAGAAGAAATAAAATAATAAGCGGTAATAGTTATACAGATAAAGTTTTAACTACAGCCATATATAATGTTAACAACGATAAAGAAAGATAACTATGCCCAATTACGAACAAGACTTAAGAGCTACAACAGGCAACGCACCTACGAAGTATGTTGACCCGTTGACTGGATTACAAGTACCATATCCCCAAGCAACTTACCAAACACCTACACCAGGTAACCAAATGGGAACCGCGAAACCGCTGTTTAACGATAACACTGTAAATGCTGGTAACCAAATTTTTGGAGATGTCGAACAAAGACAAATGTCTCTACAAAATCAATCTGGAATTGTTCAAGCTCCTCTGTATTTTAAAGACCAGACAGGAGATGGTAAAATAACGCAGGCTGATGTTATAAAAGCAAGAACTGAAGGATATAAAAAATAAAAAATAAAAAATTATGGCAAAAAAAGTAACAAAAGCTGATGTTAACGCCGGAGGCGTAGTTGGTGAAAACACTATTTGGGACGGACCGTTAAGTCAACTAGGTAGACCTCATGGTAAAGGTTCTAGTAGTGGATCAAAAGGTATGAGGTTAAAACTAGCAGATTGTGGTTGTGATTCCTTAAAAGGACCGATCACTCAAAGAGCTAAGTGATAACATGATGTCAATGGGAGATATAAAATTGTATATGTTAAACGTAAGTGCGTTTGCTGTATCTATGTCTAGTATAGATGTAGTGCTTAAGCTGACTTTATTAGCTGTGTCTATTGGCTACACAGTTCAAAAATGGTATAATCTAAACAAAAAATAATATGGCTAAGCTGGAAAAATCAAAAATGGCTTGCAATAAACCTAAGAAGACTCCTAGTCACTCAACCAAGTCTCACGTGGTTAAAGCTTGTAGCAACGGTAAAGAAAAAATTATTAGGTTTGGACAACAAGGAGTTAGTACAGCTGGTAAACCTAAAGAAGGTGAATCAGCCAAGCAAAAAGCAAGACGCGCAAGTTTCAAAGCTAGGCATGCTAAAAACATTAAAAAAGGTAAAATGTCCGCTGCTTACTGGGCTGATAAAGTTAAATGGTAAAAATAAATAACTATGAATAAAGGTAAAAAATACGATCAAAAAGAAGCTTACAATAAAAATTTAAGCGCTAGTGCTAGATTACACTACTTAGAAAACGCTAGACACGATGCTGATTCTCCAGCTAAAATGGCCTACGGCAAATCTCCAGCGAAAATGGAATCTGTTAAAACAGAAAAAAACAACTTGCTTAAAGACAATCCAATAGCTAACAAAGCTTCAGGATCTTTCATGTCTAAACATAGTCAATCAGGTTTTGCTTCTCCAATAAAGAAAAAAAGCTGTAAATACTAGTATGTCTTTTAAGCTAAAACCACCTATCGAGTGTGATAGTACTCCAGTGTATCAAAAAGATATGGAAGATGGTGTTTTAGGTATGGCTAATAGAAATGGCACCATACTCGTGTCTAAAAACTTGAGTCCTAACAAGATGGAAGAAGTAATAGAGCACGAGAAAGTGCATATTGACCAAATGAAGCGTGGTGACTTGGATTATGATAGTGGTAGTGTCTACTGGAAAGGTAGAAAATACTCTAGAAAATCTATGATGGAAGGTGCTAAAAACCTGCCATGGGAAAAGGAAGCATACAACAAAACTAAAAAATGAAAAAAATACTAAGCCTTTTAACAGGCGGTCTCATTAAAGACGTTGGTAGTGTTATAGATAAGTTAACCACTACGGACGAGGAAAGATTAGCTGCTAAGCACAAAATACAAGAATTACTAGAAAAGGCAGATAAAGAGGCTCAAGACCAGGTTACTGATAGATGGAAGATGGATATGCAGTCTGATTCTTTTTTATCAAAGAACATTAGACCGTTAGTCATGGTTTATTTAACAGCTGTTTTCACTATTCTAGCATTTGCAGATGGTAATATAGGTGGTTTTAAAATAAACGTAGCATATATACCAGTTTTCCAAACGTTACTAATGACCACTTATGGTGCTTATTTTGTTGGTAGGACATGGGAAAAGAATAAAAAATCAAGTGATAATAAAGATAAGTAAATATAAATTTAATCAAATCAAAGAAAATGAGTAAAATCACAAAAGAACAATTAGAGAAAATTAAAGAACAACAAGGGAGACTGCAAGGTATCTTAACTGATATTGGTATTATTGAAGTACGTAAGCATGAAGCCCTTCACACTCAAGCTGTTATATCTCAAGAGGTTGAAGCTACAAAGAAACAACTCGAAGAGGAGTATGGTGCTATCAATATCAATATGACCGATGGTAGTTACACTGAGATTGAGGTGAAAGATGACTCTGAAATGACAGTTGTTAAATCTAATAACTAATGAACTCTGTAGTTAGAAAAATAAGTATTGGTTCTGATTACAAAAACGACGCGATGCATTATGCTGTTGGTCAACAGGTTTACGGAGGTCATACTATATCGGCCATACTTTACTCTGAAGATGATAGTTCTTATAGTATCTATATCAAAAAAAAGGACGAGGTAATGCCATGGAAGAAATTTAATTCTAACATGGCTATCTCTGTTGAATATGATCTAGAATACTAATGAAAAGTTTATTTGACTTTATCGTAAAACCCTTAAATAAAAGGTACGATACAGAAGTTAAGATAGGTGACAAAAGCCTAATAACTAACACTAATACTGAAGACTTCAAAGCTGTAAGCAATAGAGCGGTAGTGATTTCAACTCCCTCTGCTTACTCTACACCGATTAAAGAAGGTGATGTGATTATTATACACCACAATGTTTTTAGAAGTTTTTTTGATATTAGAGGTAAACGAAAAGATAGTAGATCTAAATTTGTAGATGACTTATATTTTTGTTCACCTGACCAAATATACTTATACAGCAGTAACGACACTTGGAATTCTTTTCGGGATCGTTGTTTTGTAAAACCCTTGTTAGATAACAATGATCTAACGTTGGATAAAGAGAGAAAGCTTATAGGAATACTAAAATATGGTAATAGTTCCTTAGAAGCTCTTAAAATCGTTCCTGGCGACCTTATAGGTTACACTCCGTATGGTGAGTTTGAATTTGTAGTTGATGGTGAACGATTATATTGTATGAAATCAAATGATATTGCAATCAAGTATGAATATAAAGGAGACGAAAAAGAATATAATCCTAGCTGGGCAAAAAGCAGTTGAGGAATTAATTCAAGTAGCTAAGGAAAAAATAGTTGACTCAGATGATGATATATCTGCTGATAGATTAAAAAACGCCGCAGCTACAAAGAAGCTAGCTATTTTTGACGCTTTTGAAATACTTAGTAGAATAGAAGAAGAAGAAAAACTTTTGGAGGAAAAACCAAAAGATGTTAAACAAGAAAAATCTTTTAGAGGTTTTGCTGAAGGTAGATCTAAATAATGTATAAGCAAACGCTAGTACGTACTGTAAAAGATCATATAAAGCCAGCAGTTCTCAAAAGAAACAATAGATACAAGAAGTGGGAAAAAGGCTATAACCCTGAGCATGATGTAGTTATAATAAGTAGCGATGGAACTATAGGTGAAATTATAGAGATTCAAAACTTAAAAATAGCATTACCATTAAAACCTAAGAACGTTCACAAATGTTCTCAGGATAAAAAAGATCAAGTTTGGACGAAGTTGGAATATCCAAAAGAACTATCTAAGATAAAGAGTGTTTTTGATTGGGAAAAATATCCAACTGATTTTAAAGAAGATTGGTACGAATACATAGATAAAGAGTTTGAAAAAAGAGAGAAAGGTTTTTGGTTTTATAACAATGGCAATCCAACTTACATTACTGGTACTCATTACATGTACTTGCAGTGGTCCAAGATTGATGTTGGGGCAGCAGATTATAGGGAATCAAATAGAATATTCTTCATATTCTGGGAAGCTTGTAAAGCAGACAAGAGGTGTTATGGAATGTCGTATCTCAAGAATAGACGTTCAGGATTTTCATTCATGGCGTCTGGGGAGACAGTTAATATGGCCACAATATCAACGGATTCACGGTTTGGGATATTGTCCAAATCTGGCTCCGATGCTAAGAAGATGTTCACAGATAAAGTTGTACCCATTTCTATTAACTACCCGTTCTTTTTCAAACCAATACAAGACGGAATGGATCGCCCAAAAACGGAACTCGCATATAGGGTACCCGCGTCAAGGCTCACCAGACGTAAACTTAACGAAGGTGAAACCGAGGAGGAACTAGAAGGATTAGATACAACTATTGACTGGAAAAACACAGGAGACAATTCCTATGATGGTGAAAAATTAAAACTATTAGTACACGATGAAAGTGGAAAATGGGAAAGACCAGACAATATATTAAACAACTGGCGAGTTACAAAGACTTGTTTAAGGTTGGGTAGTAGGATCGTTGGTAAATGTATGATGGGCTCAACCTCTAATGCTTTAGAAAAAGGTGGTGGAAACTTTAAAAAACTTTATTATGCCTCAAATGTCGAAAAAAGAAACCGCAACGGACAGACTAGTTCGGGATTATATAGTTTGTTCATTCCTATGGAATGGAACTACGAAGGATTCATCGATGCTTATGGGCTACCTGTATTCGACAACCCCAAGAAAGAAACTAGAGACCCTAGTGGCGAAGTAATAACTAATGGAGTTATAGAGCATTGGCAGAACGAAGTTGAAGGTTTAAAAGACGATCAAGACGGTTTAAATGAATATTATCGTCAATTTCCTCGAACAGAGGAACATGCTTTTAGAGACGAGGCTAAAGAGTCTTTATTTAATTTAACAAAAATATACGAACAAATAGATTACAATGCTGATCTACATAATACAGCTACTATTACAACTGGTAGTTTTATGTGGGAAAATGGAGTTAAAGATACTAGAGTTTTATTTTACCCAAACAAAGATGGAAGGTTTAAGATATCTTGGGTTCCACCTGTTAGTCTACAGAATAGAGTAGTAATAAAGAACGGTGTTAAATATGCAGGTAATGAGCACTGCGGAGCGTTTGGTTGTGATAGTTATGATATATCAGGTACCGTTGATAAGAGAGGTTCTAACGGATCTCTACATGGGTTAACTAAGTTTTCAATGGAGAACGTACCCCCAAACTTGTTTTTTCTAGAATACATAGCTAGACCTCAAACAGCTGAAATATTCTTTGAAGACGTGTTAATGGCTTGTGTTTTTTATGGTATGCCAATACTAGCAGAAAATAATAAACCTAGGTTATTGTATCATTTTAAAAGAAGAGGTTATAGAGGTTTTTCAATGAATAGACCAGATAAGATATACAATAAATTATCTGTTACAGAAAGAGAAATAGGTGGAGTGCCAAACTCCAGTGAAGATATGAAACAGGCTCACGCAGCTGCTATTGAAACATATGTAGAGGAAAACGTTGGTAATACACCTAACGGTTATGGTAATATGTATTTTCAAAGAACACTAGAAGACTGGGCTAAGTTTAACATAAATAATAGAACAAAGCACGATGCTTCTATTAGTTCTGGTTTAGCTATAATGGCTTGTAACAAAAACAGATATACTCCTGTGGCTAAAAAAGAATACAAGAAAATAAATTTAGGTATAAAACGATACGATAACAAAGGTACATCGTCAAAAATTATAAGATAAATGAAAGTATACACCAATACTAATAGCTCTTTCCCTAGCCAAGTAGTTAGTGATGAAGTTAAAGCAAGCTTAGATTACGGGATTCAAGTCGCTAGAGCTATCGAGGGAGAGTGGTTTCAAGAAGGTCGTTCTGGTAACAGGTACGCTCAAAGCTACAGTAACTACCACCAACTTAGATTATACGCTAGAGGTGAACAATCAATAGCTAAATATAAAGACGAGTTATCAATAAATGGAGATTTATCTTATTTAAATTTAGACTGGAAACCCGTACCAGTTATACCTAAGTTTGTAGACATTGTTGTTAATGGAATGTCTAACAAGTCCTACGATATACAAACAGTGGCTCAAGATCCTTTTTCTATAGAGCAAAAATCAAAATATGCTAAAGCTGTTTCTAGAGATGTAAACATGAGACAGACACTAGAGAACTTTAAGACTGATCTTGGTTTAGACTTGTATAACGTATCTAATCCTAGCGATTTACCAGCTAGCCAAGAAGAATTAGATCTTTACATGCAAATGAGCTACAAACAAACTGTTGAAATAGCAGAAGAAGAGCTCATAGACAATACACTAGCTTACAATAGGTACGAGGAAACTAAAAGGAGACTAGCCTATGACTTAACTGTTTTAGGAATATGTGCTACTAAAACAAATTTCAATAGAGCTGAAGGAATAAAGATAGAATATGTAGACCCTGCTTACATGGTGTACTCATACACTGAAGACCCAAACTTTGAAGATATTTATTATGTTGGAGAAGTTAAGTCTATAACTATAGCCGAACTAAAGAAACAGTTTCCAGATATATCTAAAGAAGAGCTTGAGGCTATACAGAAAATGCCTGGTAATTCGCAGTATATAACAGGTTGGGGTAATTACGACGCTAACACTGTACAGGTAATGTATTTTGAATACAAGACGTATCAAGATCAAGTGTTTAAAATTAAAAGAACAGAAACTGGCTTAGAAAAAGCTATTCAAAAAACAAGTGACTTTAATCCTCCAACTAACGATAATTTTGAACGAGTTTCAAGAACTATAGAGGTTTTGTACACAGGAGCTAAAGTATTAGGTAACAATCATATGCTAGAGTGGAAACTAGCAGAGAACATGACAAGGCCGACAGCTGATTCGACTAAAGTAGAAATGAACTACTGTATTTCAGCACCTAGAATGTATAAAGGCAGAATTGAGTCTATCGTAAGTAGAATAACTGGCTTTGCTGATATGATTCAGCTGACCCATTTAAAACTTCAACAAGTTATGTCTAGAATAGTACCTGATGGTGTATTTTTAGATATGGACGGGTTAGCTGAAGTTGACTTAGGTAACGGTACAAATTATAATCCAGCAGAGGCTTTAAATATGTATTTCCAAACTGGTAGTGTTGTAGGTAGGTCATTAACTCAGGACGGAGGTATGAATGCTGGTAGAATTCCAGTACAGGAATTAGCTTCTTCTTCTGGTCAAGGAAAGATACAGAGTTTAATTGGTACTTACGAATACTACTTAAAAATGATTAGAGATGTAACAGGATTAAATGAGGCTAGAGATGGTTCTATGCCTGACAAAGATTCTTTACTAGGATTACAGAAGCTAGCTGCTAACGCATCTAACACAGCTACTAAGCACATATTAAACTCTTTGTTGTATGTTAGTCTTAGAATCTGTGAAAACGTTAGTTTAAAAGCTGCTGACGTTCTAAAAAATCCTCTACTTAGAAATGCTTTAGCTAACTCTATAAGTACTTTTAATACGAACACTCTTCAAGAGCTTATAAACTTACAACTTCATGATTTTGGTATACACTTACAGTTGGAGCCCGAAGAAGAGGATATTGCTAAGTTAGAACAGAACGTTCAAATGGCACTACAGACACAAGCTATATCATTATCAGATGCTATCGATATTAGAGAAATAAAAAACACAAAGCTAGCTAATAAGTATATAAAACTTAGACAGCAACAAAAATCACAAAGAGAGCAAGAGCAAGCTCAGGCTAATATACAAGCCCAAGCTCAAGCCAATGCACAAGCAAGTGAAGCAGCAGCTATGGCTGAAGTTCAAAAACAACAGGCTTTAACTCAAGAAAAAGTTAGTATAGAGCAAGCTAAGTCTCAGTTCGAGATACAACGTATGCAGACAGAAGCTCAAATAAAAAGAGAGTTAATGGCTGAAGAGTTTAGCTACCAGTTACAGCTGGCAAAAGCTAGAGCAGACGTAGAAAAAAACAAAGAGTCTGAGATTGAAAATCGCAAAGACGAAAGGACTAGAATACAAGCTACTCAACAGTCTGAACTTATAGCTCAGAGACAAAACGACGAGCTACCTAAAAACTTTGAATCTGCCGGGTTTGACAACCTTGGTGGTTTTGGACTAGAACAGTTCAACCCTAAGTAGGAACAAATTTTAACTATTTAATTATATTATATTATGTCACAAGAAAAACAAGAGGGAGAATTCTCCTTAAAAGGTAAAAAAACAAAGCCTAAGAATCTAGGTAAAAAACAAGATGGACCTATAAAAGTAGATCTATCTGCCCCAGTTGAAGATAGAGTTGAAGAACAACAGGTTGCTAAAGTAGAGATTAAAGAACCAGTTGTTGATCAAGTTATTGAAGAGGTAGAAACTACTGAAGAAGTTGTTGACCACGCCACTGGAGTTATTGAAGAAATAACAGAAGAAGAAATAGTAGAAACATCAAGAGCTCTTGAACAAGAAGTAGCTGAAGCTGTTAGAGATGAAAAGTTTATAGGAAAAGCATTACCAGAAAACATAGAAAAACTAGTTTCTTTTATGGAAGAGACAGGAGGTACTATTAATGACTACGTTAGGTTAAATGCTGATTACTCAAGCATCGACAACAACACTCTACTTAAAGAGTATTACAATAAAACAAAACCTTACTTAGATAGTGAGGACGTAAGCCTTTTACTTGAAGATTTTTCATATGATGAAGATATTGACGAGGAGAGAGACATCCGCAAGAAGAAGCTTGCGTTTAAAGAAGAAGTTGCAAAAGCCAAGAACTTTCTAGAGCAAACAAAGAGTAAGTACTACGACGAGATCAAGTTGAGACCGGGCGTAACTCAAGAGCAAAAGAAAGCTACTGACTTTTTCAATAGATATAACGAAGAGCAAGGTCTTGCCGAGCAACAACACGAAGCTTTCAAGAGCCAAACTAAAAAATTATTCTCACAAGATTTCAAAGGTTTTGATTTCAATTTAGGAGAAAAGAAGTTTAGATATGGTGTGAAAGATCCTAGTAAAGTTGCTGAAAACCAATCAAACATTAACAATATTGTAGGGAAGTTCCTTGACAATGAAGGTAATGTAAAAGACCCGGTTGGTTATCATAAAGCTATGTACGCTGCAGCTAACGTTGATACTATTGCTAACCATTTTTATGAACAAGGAAAAGCTGACGCTGTCAAACAAGTTATAGACGGCTCAAAAAATCCAAGTCAAGCTGTAAGGCAAGCGCCTCAAACAGGCTTTAAAGATGGTATCAAGGTAAAAGTATTAGGCGAAAGCAATCTTAGTTCATCGAAATTAAAGATTAAAAAAATTAAAATTTAACATTTAAAATCATTTAAAAATGGCATTAAACAACGCATTCGGTTCAATTAAACCGAGTCAAAAACAACAATTATTGTCTGACAACTATTTAAGTTTTACAGACGGATCAGGAAACGATTTTGCACAACAATATCTACCTGAAATTTATGAACAAGAAGTAGAGCGTTACGGAAACAGAACATTGTCTGGTTTCTTGCGTATGGTAGGAGCTGAAATGCCTATGACTTCTGATCAAGTAGTATGGTCTGAGCAAAACAGATTACATATTGCTTACAACGATGTAACTTCAGCAACTGCTACTACTTTAACATTCGCACTAGATGCTGCTAATGGAGAGAACTTTGTAGGAAACGTAATTTCTAAGAACGATACTATCGTTATTATGAATCCTGCTAATGGGCTTGAAGTAACCGCTTTAGTAATAGACAGTGTTGATACTTCTGCTACTTTAGCCACTCTTACAGTTGCTACTTATACTGGAGCTAATCTTGACGCTACTTTTGCAGCTGGTGCTACTGGACTTAAGATCTTTGTATACGGATCTGAGTATAAGAAAGGAACTGGAGATGCTGATATTAAATCAATCACTCCTTCTTTCACTCAATTTTCTAACTCACCTATCATCATTAAAGATAAATACGCTATCTCTGGATCTGACGCTGCTCAGATTGGATGGGTAGAAGTTGCTACTGAAGATGGAACTGGAGGGTATTTGTGGTACCTAAAAGCTGAGTCTGAAACTAGACTACGTTTTGAGGACTACTTGGAAATGTCTGTAGTTGAAGGAACTTTAGCTGCTGCTGGATCTGGTGTTGCTGGAATTGCTGGTGATACTAAGTACAAAGGAACTGAAGGTTTATTTGCTGCTGTAAAACAAAGAGGTAACATCTTTGCTGGATTCGCGCCTGCTGCTGGAGTATTAACTGAGTTTGACCAAATTCTTAAAAACTTAGATACTCAAGGAGCTATCGAAGAGAATATGTTATTCGTTAATCGTCAACTTTCTTTGACTATTGATAACATGCTAGGTGGAGTATCTAGTGGAGCAAACGGAGGTACTGCTTACGGATTGTTTGAGAACTCTGAAGATATGGCACTTAACTTAGGTTTCTCTGGATTTAGAAGAGGTTCTTATGACTTCTACAAAACTGACTGGAAATACTTGAACGATGCGTCTACTCGTGGAGCTGTTGCAGATTCAGGAATTGAAGGTATCTTGGTACCAGCTGGAACTTCTACTGTTTATGATCAAATCTTAGGAACTAACATCAGACGTCCATTCTTGCACGTACGATACAGAGCGTCTCAAACTGATGATCGTCGTATGAAGTCTTGGTTGACTGGATCTGTTGGAGGAGCTTACACTTCTGATCTTGATGCAATGGAGGTACACTTCCTTTCTGAAAGATGTTTATGTGTACAAGCTGCGAACAACTTCGTATTGTTCACTGACTAATACAAAAGTAAATTATTGTAATTCTTACCCTCGTTATATCAACGGGGGTAATTATTACTTTTATTAAATTATTAAATTTTATTATATCATGGCGAATCAAGCTAAAAAAGCAGTAACTAAAACTGAGGTTGCACCTCAACCAATTACACCAAAAAAAGTAAAAGTAGAACCAGCTAAACCTAGTTGGGAAATCAAAGATAGAACTTATATTTTAAAAGGTTCATTTACTCCATTAACGTTAACATTACCATCTAGGCATTCTGCTAGATTTCCTTTGTTATGGTTTGACGAAGAAACTGGAGAACAAAAAGAATTAAGATATGCTACAAATCAAAACTCACCACTTGTAGAAGAGCAAAAAGGTGAATCAACTCTTGGGCATGTTATGTTTAGAAATGGTACTTTATTTGTACCTAAACAAAAACAAAATTTACAGAAACTATTATCTATATACCACCCAGCTTTAAACGGTAAATATTACGAATTTAGTAAAGTTGAAAAAGCAACTGACGATTTAGTTTATTTAGAGACGGAAATTGAAGCTTTAAACGCTGCTAAATCTATGGATATCGATCAAGCAGAAGCTATATTAAGGGTAGAGGTAGGATCTGAAGTATCTAAAATGACTAGTAGAGAAATAAAAAGAGATCTTATAATGTTCGCTAGGAGAAATCCACATTTATTTATCGATCTAGCTAATGACGAAAACGTACAGTTAAGAAACTTTGCTATTAAAGCAACGGAATCAGCTATAATTAAGCTGTCTGCAGACCAAAGAACATTTGTTTGGGCTTCTAATGGTAGAAAACTAATGACAGTACCTTTCGACGAGCATCCATACTCAGCTATGGCGGCTTTCTTTAAGACAGATGAAGGCTTAGAAGTTTTCAAGTCTATAGAGAAAAAGTTTCTATAACATGTAATACTAATATATAGGAGATCGCTTCGGCGGTCTTCTCTGTATTATAATAAAAAAACTAATAAATGGCAACAATAAGTGTAGACACGGTTTATAAAACAGTCTTATTAATACTAAACAAAGAGCAACGAGGCTACATGACGCCTGACGAGTTTAATAAGATAGCTACTCAAGTTCAGCTTGAAACTTTTGAAAATTACTTCGAGAGTTTAAACCAACAACTTAGAATTCCAGACAACGACAGTGAATACGCTGATCGTATAAAAAATATTGATGAAAAAATAGCTATATTTAAAAAATATGCACCTGTTGCTTATTCAACAGACTCCTTCACACTACCGTCAGACCTATATAGATTAGGTACTGTTATTTATAAAGATGAAATAGAAGCTCAGTTAATTCAAAGAAACGATCTTCTGTATGTTAACCAATCACCTTTAACCAAACCCACTGAGCAATACCCGTTATATTTATACGAGGACAACAAGCTTTACTTGAAGCCCAACGATATACAAGCTAATATCAGTGTGTCTTACGTTAAGAAGCCGGCTGATGTTATTTGGAATTTTGAAATTCCAGCAGGTCAAAACTACTACAAGTACATAGTTAGTGGTTCTCAAGACTTCGAACTAGATGTATCAGAACAGCCTGAGGTGATCATAAAGATATTGTTATATGCTGGAGTAGTTGTAAAAGATTACAACCTAGTAAATCTAGCTGCTCAACAAATACAAGCAGAACAAATAAATCAAAAAAGCTAATAAACTATGCCTACACCTAATGGAGGTTTAATAACCGAAAATAATCGTCAGTACTACGCGGGAGCGCAAAGCTTTTTATCTACCGCTAACCAGACAGTATTTGGACCAACAACATTTGATACAAATTTAGTTTTTGGTAGCTATAATCCTGTAGAGCCTAACTACTCTTTAAACAATTATAAACTATACACTGCTGCCCCTGGGGATATCGTGTACACAGAGTACACAGCTAACTATAGTATCACTGATAATAAAATAACCTTCGCTACTGGTCTAGCTTTAAATACAGCTGTAGCTGTTCAACTAAAGTCACAAACAGGTGGTAGCTACGGGAACAAAGATGCGGTTGGAAATACTGTTGAGGAAAACTGGGGATCTTATTCTTATACTAAGCTAAACGACGTTATTAGTAACTTCATGGTTGCATACGTTGGAACTGGTAAAATAATATCTGACGTAAAAAGAACAGATGTTGTTTTCTTCGCTAAAAGAGCAATGCAAGAGTTTAGCTATGACACACTAAAAAGCGTTAAGTCACAAGAACTAAGTATACCACCTAGCTTGAGTGTAGCAATGCCACAAGACTATGTTAATTATGTTAACATGTCTTGGATAGATCGCTCTGGTATCAAGCATATTATATACCCAACAACACTGACTAGTAATCCGACAGCTATACCTCTACAAGATAGTAATGGAATACCAACTCAAGATAATTTTAACGACAACACTCAAGGTAGTTCCATAACAGAAGAAAGATGGGATGCTAATGGTATTGGTGTGATAAATAATCAACTACAAGATGGATCACCTGTTTGGGCTGATGTGTACGGCGGAGGCTTTGGTCAAGGTTTTGCTTGGCAGAGTGGATTCTATGGTATACAACCTGAGGTTAGCCAAGTAAACGGTTGGTTTACTATAAACGAAAGAGAAAATACTTTTTCTTTCTCAAACGACTTAGTTGACCGTATAATCATTTTAGAGTACATTTCTGATGGTTTAGCATATGACTTGGATACTAGAGTCCCTAAGATGGCTGAAGAAGCTATGTACGCTTATATATTACACGCTATAGTTTCTACGAGAGCTAACCAACCTGAGTACTTAGTACAAAGATTACGTCAAGAAAAAAGTGCTAAATTAAGAAACGCTAAAATAAGACTATCTAATATAAAACTTGACGAATTTGTACAAGTAATGAGAGGTAAATCTAAATGGATAAAATCATAAACTAAATGGCTGAGATTAAAAATACTTTTCTAAAGTCTAAGATGAATAAAGACTTAGACGATAGACTTATACCTAACGGAGAGTATCGTGACGCACAGAACATTTCTGTGGGTAAATCAGAGGACGCAGATGTTGGTGCTTTGGAAAACATAATAGGTAATGCTAATGTAACTAGTATTTTACCTTACGACTCTAGCTGTGAAATTATAGGTTATTTTTCTGACGCTAGAAACAACAGGATAATAACATTTGTAACCAACTACACTGATCAAGATCCAGCTAGCCCAACGTATGTTTCAGACTTTAACGTGACTAACCCTAGTCCGATAAAGGAGTGTCACATATGTGTTTACGACCAAAATAACCCTAACTATCAAAAAGTAGTTAGTGGTGAATTCTTAAACTTTTCCACAACTAATAAAGTTTTAGGAATTAGCTTAATAGAAGATCTACTGTTCTTTACAGATAATAGAAATCAACCTAGAAAAATAAATATAAGCACAGCCATAAATGATCCTAGTTACTACGTTACAGAAGACACTATATCTGTAGCCAAGTACAATCCGTATGAACCGATAAGTTTATTAAAAAAAGTAGAACAAAAAACAACGGCAGCTGCTTCAGGTGTTGATTCTCTTTCTTTGGATGACGCGAGCGATGTTGAGGTAGGAATGATTGTAGCTGCTAAAAATCTAGATCAAACAGCAGCTATTTCAGGTTCAGACTTTGTCACTGTTGGAGGTAAATCAGGTAACACGGTTACACTAGTCACTCAAGTCGGGGCTACAACTGTACCAGTACAATACCTAGCTACTGTTAGTGATGACGCTAATGTTACTTTTTTAAAGTCCACAATGACTAAAGAAGATTCATCGACTGGTTGGCCAGGTGATCCTGACTTGCTGGAAGAGAAGTTTGTAAGGTTTTCTTATAGATTTAAGTTTGATGACGGTGAGTATTCTTTGATGGCTCCTTTTACTCAAATAGCATACGTACCGAAACAAAAAGGTTATTTTCAAGAAGGAGACGAAGCGGCAGCTTATAAGTCGACTATTTTAGACTTCATGGAGAATGATATGAACAACATGGAGTTGTTGATACCTCTACCATCAAAAGGAGTGGATATAGAATCACAATATAAAATAACCTCTATAGATGTTCTATATAAAGAGTCAGACGCATTAACCGTTAAAGTATTAGAATCTTTGTCTATAGGATCTATACCTTCTGCTGGTTTACAAACAAATATATACTCTTACCAATACCAATCAAGAAAGCCATATAAAACACTTCCTCAGTTTGAAACAACTAGAGTTTATGACAAAGTGCCTGTTAGGGCTTTATCTCAGGAGACTTCTGGAAACAGAGTTATGTATGGTAACTTCTACGATAGATATTCATCTCTAGAGTCTATAGATTACTATGTTGGAGCTTTTGCTAAAAACACTGAGAACTTTGATTCTTGGGTGGAATACCCTAATCATAGTATTAAGCAAAACAGAAACTATCAAGTAGGTTTTATTTTATCTGACAAATTTGGTAGGCAAACACCTGTTATATTATCACCGGTAGACTTATCAGGTTTGGATGCCGGTACCACCCAGTTTAAAGGTGGCTCAACTGTGTACAGGCCTTATTACGACGGCTCTACTCAACCTGACATACAGCAATGGTTTGGCGACGCTATTCAATTAGTTATTCAAAACAAGTTATCAAGCGGTATAAACGATAAGAATACTTTAAGTGAAGCTGGTCTATACGCTGTGCAATATCAGGACCCCAGTTTTTCTGGTATTGGATTTTCTATCAGCGCATCTTCATTTAGCAGCACTTTTCAAACTCAACTACTATTTGCTTTAGACGCTACACATGCTAGCAACGCTAGTGTACCAAGAGTTGGTGACTACTTAAGAGGTGAGTATAGAGACTATGTAAAAGTTACATCGACATCTCTTAACGCAGGAACTTACACGGTTAATGCAGACGGCGCTATAAGTAGTAGTTATTTACATAAAGATTTTTTACCAAATGACATAAAATTTGCTTACACGTTAAATCAAATTGGATGGTATTCTTATAAGGTTGTCGTAAAGCAAACGGAACAAGAGTATTACAATGTGTACTCTGCTGGTGCTATGAAAGGTCTTCCATATAATTACGATTCTTCGTCAGTGTCGCCAATTCTTGATGAGGATACTTCTTTTATAACTTTACTAGGGGATAACATAAATAAAATACCTAGAGATTTAGCAGAGGTTGGGCCACAAGATAAATCCTTTAGAAGTTCTATAGGTTTGTATGGAAGAGTTCAAAATCACAATGGAAATAATAGTCAGTTTTTTCCAGGTAGAACAACTTTTAACACAACATCAATAGAGGACTTGTTCACGTTGTTCGATATCAGTAATTTTACAAATAGTTTTGATAACCCTATACCTATAACAAACCCGCTTAATGCTTTTCATGGTTTCTTCAAGTCTGAATCGGATCCTTTCGTAGCCGAAATAAGCACCTCTAAAGACTCTAATTTACAGTTTGGTGCTAATAACAGTGTTTTAACACAAGCGGGTGGGGCTAACGCTAACGCTAACGTAACAAATTCAATAACTTTACCAGTCGATACCGTTACTGGTGTCATAGAAATAGGTAGTATTATAACTTCTATCGCAGGTGTTCCGCAGACCGGAACAGTTGACTATGTAGTCACCAACACCACAGGTGATTCTACTCCTACTTTAACGCTTAATAGAGAGATAACATTATCAATAAACGATGCTCTAGTTTTTTCATTAGAGACATATAAAGATATTGCCACTTTAGCTGTTTTAGAAACACCACCTGTTGAATCTTTGTTGGATATATTTTGGGAAACTACAACTACTGGTTTAATCTCTGATCTAAATGAAGATATATTAACTGGATCTGATGCTCCAGTAGGTTTAACTAGTTTAGGTTTTATTTATAAAGAAAATCAAAACCCAAACGGCACTGGTATTGGAACTGGTGATACCAATTCACCTTATATAACAGATGCTTTCTTCCCGCTTTCACCAGAAGGAGTTTCATTGCAAAATACACTTTTAAGTAGTTTTACTGTAACAGATAACAACTCACCAACTAACGACGTAAGCTCGTTCTTTGATGTTATACAAGAAACAACTCCTGGAGCCACGTTTGGTTCGTATAGGTTTAAGTTGAACTCTAATTCTTATAATTACTTTTCTAATACTTTCGCAACAAGTGGTAGTTATAATTTCTCTATAAGCGTTAAAGATATTAACGGTGATATAGTTGCTTTACCTTTTACAGGTTCTTTAACTAATATCGACCCATACATATCTATAGTAACCCCGCCTACTATGACACCAGGTAGCTCTCCGTTATCTTTAATAACAGTGCAAAAAGTAGATAGCTCTAGCGATAGCTTGCAGATAGGGGATATTGGTACTATTGTCAATGGTTCTTATAGAATAGATGAAGCAGTAAACCAAGTTGGTGTATTCTTTACTAGTGTACCTCCAGTGCCTGTTAGTAACATACAAAATTCCGTAACTATAAATCACGAAACAGGACTTGCTTTTAGAGGTTATGACTGGGCTGAAGGTTATTATGACTTTAACGTAGAAGTGAAAGATGCTTTAGTTTCTTTTTCATCTGGTCAAAGAGGTATAAGTTCGCAACCCACAGAATCTAACGGAACTGCAACTAGTATAAACTACGAGCAACCTATTAGAATTGTTCCTGGCGCTTGTAATTTAGACACCGGTTGTCAGTTTGACCCTGGTAGCGGAACTAGAGATCAAACTTTCCCAGTTCAAGTGCCCGGTGGAAGAACTTTCAAAGATTATGGTTGGAGATTCGGTTCTACTAATGGAGGTAATCCAGCTGGCTTCGTAGCAGAAACAGGTAATGTCTCTACTCTATCTAGCGATGGCTTAAAAAGAGGTACTGTTTTATTTGACTTAATGGTAGAATCTGAGAAAAGTACTAGCGATTTAATAGGTTACTTTAAATGGAGAGTATGGTATAGATCTAATAGTTCTAACGCTTGGTCTATAAATAATGTCATAGATACCAATGGAGTCGATCTTAATACTAGTAATGGAGAAGTTGCCAGTGGCTCTGGGTGGATTCAACCAGGAGGTAGCAATGATTTTGCTTGTGTCTCCGATGTGTCAGGTAGAGCTTCACAAATACATATACCTGTTGCTTTATCAAAAAAAGGAGAATACTTTATACAAGTTAGAGGTTATAAAGATGTGAACTCTGGTTCAGTTTCAACTTGGATCAATGCTACAGATGCTAACTACCCTACTTGTGTACCAGTTAAAGGCGCGAACATGATAAGTGGCACTGGTAGAGACGCTGACTGGTTTCAATACAATTTAGCTACTACAGGAAATTCAGACCCTTCTACATCCTGTGCTGCATCGCTCACTGACACGGTTTACGCAAGAACTCCATACTCCCATGTTATGAGTCAGTTGTTTACAACTCTAGATTTAAGCATCGGTAAGACTGGTATTGAGAACTTTGGTGAAAAATATTCTTACGAGTATGCACCAGAAACGGGTAATACAGCCGGAGCTAGTATAGCTGCTCAGTACGCGGCTGAGTTTATTAGTGATATAAATAATTTTAATACAGGTAGAACAATACGAGGTGTTGTTAAGAATATTACAGGTATAGATAGATTACCGTGTAATACTTCTGGAACTTACCAAAACCTAGATGTTAAAGTGTACTACAATGAAAACTACTTGTAATATATTAATAAAATAAGTGATAATAAAACTATGTCAGCAACTTTAGAAGTAAAATATTTTAACTCTTTTTGGATAAAGAAGATGAAGTCGATAGTTGACGCTGGAAATGCTGTTGTAGAAAACTTAGTTCCAGGCGCTTACGCTTCTAGCACAGCGAGTCCAAACGAAGACTGGTACATTGAAGAAGCTAGAATACGAGGTGGCTACAATAACACTTCTGTAGATCTTGGTGTAAAAGCTCACTTAGTGGAAGATAACACTAGGCAGCAACATAGATTTAACTCTATAATATACTCTGATATATTTAACTCTAGAACAGGTATAAATAGAACAAATGTTTTTTCTGTAAGTGATAACATAACTAAATCAGCTGATCCAGCTAATGGTAGTATTCAAAAACTATATGCTGAGGATACTAACTTAATATTATTACAAGAAGATAAAGTCAGTAGAGCGTTAATAGATAAAGACGCTATTTACTCTGCTGAAGGTAACGCCGCCGTAACATCATCTACTCAAGTTGTAGGACAAATAGTTCCTTACGCTGGTAACTATGGTATTAGCACTAACCCAGAGTCTTTTGCTGTTTACGGTTATAGAAAGTATTTTACTGATAGAAAACGTAACGTTGTTTTAAGACTGTCTATGGACGGTTTAACTGAGATATCATCTTATGGTATGAAAGACTTTTTTAGAGACGAACTAGGATCCCTAAATAACTCAGATAACATTATTGGAGGTTGGGATATACATAGTAAAAACTATACAGTATCTATACAGCAAAATGGAACTTACAAAACTTTAACCTTTGACGATAGTGTTAATGGTTGGACTAGTTTTTTAAGTTTTAAACCTGGATTCCTATTCAGCTTGAATACTTCTTTGTATTCTACCAATGACGGTAAAATATGGCAACATTACACGTTTGAGGATAACTCTACAGAGAGAGGTAAATTCTACAACGTGTCTAATAATTCAACAGTAGAATTTGTGTTTAATGCTAATCAATCATTAGTTAAAAACTTTAAGACTATAAATTACGAAGGTGGTAAAGATTGGGAGATGTTATCTATGCAAACATCAACTGATTCATCTCTACCTGTAGCTAAAGCTATAAACATACTTACACAGGCAAGTAATTTAATAGATTTGCAGAACCAGTTGTTACAGAATAATTTCAAAGTTAAAGAAAACAAATACTTTGCTAACTTAATAAATAGTACGATTTCTCAACCCGGTGAGGTTTTATGGGGTCAAGATGCTTCAGGAATAAAAGGCTTCTTCGCTACAGTAGAAATGAGTGTAGATAACAGTTTAGGTGGTAAAAAAGAACTATTTGCGGTTTCTACTAACTACGTAGAATCATCGTATTAACATAAAAAAATAAAAAAATGACAGACGTTTTAATCGCACAACTTCCCGAAGCAGGAGAGTATGTACAAGGTTGGCTTGGAGCAGCTATAGGAATGGGAGGTAGTTTAATTAGCGGTATCTTTGGAGCTAGTAAAGCTAAAAGCCAAGCTAGAGCAGCAGCTAAAGAAAAAAGAAGACTATCAAGAGAGTTATCTAACTTGGAAGCGAACAGACAACCAGTAATAAATCCATATGAAGACGTACAAAGTGTGGCTGGCTTAGCTCAAGATTTAAGCGGTAACATGACAAATCCAATGGCTAACTTAGGAGTTGCTACTCAAGCTGCAGAGATGCAAGCTGAAGAAGCTGATATGGCTCTAGCTAATACTTTAGATACTATTAGAGCTACTGGATCAGGTGCTGGTGGTGCAACCGCTTTAGCTCAAGCAGCTTTACAAAGTAAGAAAGGTGTTTCCGCTAGCATTGAAGCTCAAGAGGCAAACAATGAAAAACTAAGAGCTCAAGGTCAACAAGACTTAGAGAGAAGAAAAATGGCTGAACAGCAAAGAATTCAAGGTATTGAAATGTCTGAGGCTCAACGACTACAACAAGCTGACGTGTCTGGTAAACAATTCGTGTACGGTCAAACAGAACAAAGAGAACTAACAGCTTTAGAGAGAAAACAAACTGAGTTAGAAGGTGCTCAAGCTAGAGAGATGGCGGCTAATCAAGCTAGAACAAGTGCTATAACTGGAGCTATTGGTGCAGTTGGTAAAGGAATTGGAGGTATGGCTAACGCTGGGGCCTTTGGGTCTAAAGTCATGGGTAGAACATATGCAGAACAACTTGAATACGAAAAAAATCAATAATAATGAGCTATAGAAATCCAAAACAATTCGTAGATACAGAAACTGCTAAATACTATAGTGATCTTCAAAAGACTTTCTCTGGTATTACTGATGACTACGTTAAACAGTTGAACGCTAGAAGAGCTGCAGAAGCTAAGCGATTAGCAGAAGTAGCTGAGCAGAATAAAAAAATTACAATAGCGCGTAATAAATACGAGAACGAAACAGGCTCTGACATTAATGGGGCTACAGCTATAACACCTAACTTATTTGATGACGATGCTCAAAAAAGAATAAGAGAATCAATAGATGTTGCTGCTGATATATCTACAGACATGTTTGCTTCTCAGGAACAAAAAACATACAAGCAAAACGTAGATGGTCTTAACGAGGTTATAATAAGAAATCAAACTGACTTAGCGTCATATAAAGAAGATTTTGAAGAAGCTTTAAGTAAACAAGGCCAGATGGGTGGTTACTCGGTATATAATGATCCTAAGCAAACAGCGTTTGTTTCAGGTGTTTTAGGCGGTGGTTTAAAAGGTAAAAGCTCTTTCAGCTTTGACTTAACTAAGCCCGGAGGAGCTGAGACTATGTATTCTTGGAAACAAGAAGGCGCTAGTGAAGGATTCTCATTATCTGGTAGCATGATAGGTGAAATAGCTGCAAACCCAGATAGAGATATACTTGTTAAAGTTCCAAATGAGGCTGAAAGCATGGAACGAACTATAAATATATTTGGTAGACAAACTGATGAAAAAGGTGACCCAACTGCCGGTGTACAAGAAGATCTTTATGTTGGTCAAGAAGAAAAAGTTAGAATTATTAGAGATGGAAACAAAGTAATCAAGCAATATTATCAAGAACCTAATGTGAATTTGTTAGGTGAAAAAATAAAACAAAAAGTTGTTGCTAGCGTTGAAGCTTTAAGTTCTAATAAAGATCTTGTGTCTAATGAGCAAATAGCCTTGTACAACTGGTTTCAAGATCAAAAAGCAGAAGGTAAAAAATCAGTGATTGGTTTCAATGAGTTTAATGAAGCGAGTCAAGAGGATAGAGATATTTTTTTAGATGATTTATCTGCTGAATACTCAGCTTATGCTATGAAAAAGTATTTTACAGGAAATACGGAGCGCAAAACAGGCACAGAAGAGGTTATAGAACCTGAAGAAGAAAAGTTAACAGAAGGCGCAATAAAAAGAAAAATAGCAAGCGAAACTGCAGAAACCGTTCTCAACGATATGCTTGAAAGTCCTAAGTCTTATTTTAAAGACAGAAGAATAAACGGTAAGAAAGTATCAGACGTAAGAATTTTACCTTCTACAATAGGTGAAGGTGGTGGAAAAGAAGGTCGTATACTTGAAATTGGCTATGAATCAGGTACTAGTACTAAGGGAGGAGAAAGAACTATATTTACAGATGAAATGACTTTTGACCTAGATGATCCTGTTAGAGTTAGAACCCTTATAGATATGCTACCAGGAGACGATGCTCTTAAAACAGCTTTAAAGAAATTAACAGAAAAAAAGGAAAATAAAACTAATATAGGTAATCTACCAGTAAAAAAATAATTATAATTATGTTTGAATTAGAAGGTGAACAATACTCATTAGAGCAAGTAACTTCAGCTGCGGAGCAATCTAACATGTCTCTTGAAGATTACTTAGAAGAGTACAGTATTAAGAAATTGGAAGAAACTGTAGAAACAGTGGAAAAGCCAAAAGATGTTGTGGAGAAGGATGCAACTGTAACATCGATAAAACCGGAGCAAGCATCCGAGAGTACGGAATTAGAGCAGGTAGATACTTCTTTGGTATCAGAAGATCCTGAACCAGTTGTAAGAAGAGGTAGAGCTCAAGTAAGGCAAGAAGAATTACAGCGTAGAGAAATAGCTAAAGAGCGAGAAATAGAAAAAGATTGGTCAAAAGATTTTGCTAAAACGGTTGAGTCTCCTAATTTTTCAGACTTAAAACAAGATCAAATATTAAATATACAAAACAAGGCTATAGAAGAACTCACTTCTTTATACAAAGATGGGGAAGAGTATTCTTTCGATGAAACAGATATTAGATTAAAAGCTAATAGTATATTTGAAAATAAAGTATTACCAGAAGTTTCTTTAGAAAAAGATACTGCTTTAGAAAAATTTGTAAATGAAAAAGCGCCTATATTAAACCCGTATGCGGATTTTATATCTGATATATATACAGCTGGAGCGCAGGGACTTTCTACATCTGGTTTGGTAGATCCGACGTTTGAGCTGCTAAAAAAAGGATCCGGAAGTTCAGACGAAGACATTATTACGTGGATAGAAGCTAATAAGAAAATAGCTGCTGAAAACATGCAGTCAGACGAGATGCGTGATTTTAATAGAATTTATGAAGAAAACGGATCTGGTGTTTTTGGTTTTATAAAAGGTGTAGCAAACAACCCGAGTATAATGCCTTCATTGCTAGTTAGCTCTATAGCTACTCAAGTAGGTTCTTTAAGATCAGAAGAAGTTGCTTTGTCAGCAGCCGCTGGAGCAGGTACTGGCGCCATTGTGGGTAGCGTTGTGCCTGGCTTTGGAACCATGACAGGAGCAGTTGGTGGTGCGATTGGTGGTGGAGCTGCTGCTATGGAAGCTTCATTAACGTTTTCAGAACTACTACAAGAAGAAGTAGGTGAAGATCTTAATTTAGAATCTGTTAAAGCTTTTTTTGAAGACGAAACTAAAGTTGCAGACTTGCAGCGTAAAGCTATATCAAGAGGTGTAGCTATAGGATTAGTTGAAGGGTTAACAGGTAGTATTGCTAAAGGTGTAACTGGTAAAGTTTTAAAAGCTGGACTTAAAAAACCTGTAGCTACAGTAGCAGGTATAGGTGTTGAGAGTGTTGGTGGTGGTTTAGGTGAAGTTGCCGGTAGGTTGGCTGCAGACCAAGAAATGGATATTGCTGAAATTGGATTCGAAGCTATTACAGGTACTACCACGGCGCCTATAACCGTGGGTTCTGAATTAATTAATTTAGATAATAAAATAGCTAATTACAAAATAAATAAAGAACTAAAAAATACAGACTTTAATAATATAGAGCAGGCTTTTAGTCCCGATGCTATTACAACAGAAGCTCAAGTTATAATTTCTCAAAATAAAAACGCTGAAACTATACTAGACAATAACTTAAAAAAATCTGTATTAAAAGGCGACATAACGCAAGAGCAAGCTGATCAAACTAAAAGAACTTTTGTAGAGACTCAAGGAGCCGTAAACAATATAAAACCTTTAAAACTAAACGATCAAGATCAAGCAGAGGCTGTTGGTTTAATAAAAGAAAAGAAGAATTTACTACAAGAAATAAAAAGAGTTAACGAGCCGTCACTAACAGAGGCTCAAAGCGAAAGAATAAGCGAAATAGATAGCTCATTAAAAGAAATAGGTAAAAAAGCTAAAGCTCAAGAAACTAAAAAAGTAGAAAAAGTTGTTAGTCAATTAGAAAGTGTTGGCATTAAAGCGATGTCTACTGAAGAGGTACAAGAGTACTTACAATCTAAAAATCTGGTAAAAGATAAAGAGGATGCTGTTGTAAAATCTGGAGAAGGAGCATTTATTGTTCAAGATAAAAAAACCGGTGAACAAGAAATAATAGTAAATAAAGATTTGGGAAGTATATCTGATCCTTCACATGAAGCTTTACACGCTATTATATTTAAAACTGTAAACAAAAATCCCGAAGCTGCTGTTAACCTTGGTAAAGCTTTACAGGCAGAGTTAAATAAAATAGACGAAAGTTTAATAAAAGATTCTGGTATAAAAAATAGGTTAGAACTATATAAGTCCTCCCCAGAATCTGTTCAAATGGAGGAAGTTTTAACCTTGTTTTCTGATGCTATAAGAAATGAAAACGTAAAGTTTGATGAAAATGTTTTTACCAAGATAGGTGATTTTATACGTCAAGTTTTACAAAAAGCAGGTATAAAAGCTAAATTCAACAAAGGTAGAGATGTATTCAACTTTATTAGGGACTATCAAAAAAGTATAGAGTCTGGCAAACTTACACGTGGTCAAGTTAGAGCTGCTAAAGAAGGTGTTAAAGGTAAGCTAGTTACAGAGGCTCAGCAGGTTCAAGAAGCTGAAACAATTATAAAAGAATCAAGATCTGAAGATATTCAGAATGAAATAGAAGCACTAGAAGACAGTTATTTTGATGGAGAAATAGATGAATATCAGTTTGAGCAAAAACTTGAAAACTTAGAGAATAAGTTAAAGCAAGCAGAAAAAGAATCTGTAACAGAAAAAGCTGAAACCAAAGTAGAGCCTACTCAGCAAGTTGAAAAAATAGTTAAAGAAGCTACTACTAAGGTTTTCGAGAAAAAAGAAGTATCTGATAAGAATAAGCAAATAGCAAAAACCAATGATGACATCGTTCAAGAGATGGCTGATTTGGGAGCTAATAGAATATCAGAAATAAAAGACCCTAAAGCTAAAAAAGCTATAGTTGACAAGTTAGGTGAAAACAATATCGGAGCTGTCACTGAGCTAGCTAAAAAAGCAGCTGCAACCAGTAGGGATCTACCTATAGACGATAACTTAAAAGTTAACTACGAAGAATTCTTTTTAGGTTTTAGTGAAGAGTTGTCTGCGCTTATAAACTCCTACAAAGCTAACGTTGACGGCAAGAAAGTTCCTTTTGGCGCTTACATGAATCAAAATCTTAGACTTAGGTATGGTAATATACTTAACAGATCTTTAAAGGGTAAACTGAAAGGATCTGAAAGCTTGTCTAGTGACAAAAACATAAAGAAAGAAGTTGGATCATTTGCCGAAGAGTCTTTAAGCGAGCCAACTAGTAGAGATGAAGAAAGAGTATTAGATCGTATTGATGTTAGAAAGTTTGGCCCAGCGAAAGACAAAGCTAGTGAGATATCTAGCATAGTAGAAGTTGAAGATGGAGAAAGACCTACATATAAACAATTAGCAGATAAATTTATAGAGCCTGTCTCTATGGAGTTATTTGATGTGCCTGGTAAGAAAATACAAGGTAAAGCAACTTTAACAGACGCTGAAGCAAAATCTCTACAAAGACTATTTGTTAGTCCTGATAATGTTAGAAAGCTTATTAAAACCATGCCTCCTTACAATGTTGCTACTAGCGAGACAGTAATTGGTGAACAAGGAGAAATTATAGATGTATCTAAAGATGTTAAAGGTAGATCTATAGGTTTGTCAAATAAATTTATCAAGCAGTTTTACCAACCAGTTAACAGAGCTATACCTGGCATCTCTAGTCCAAAAGGTAGGAGTTTAGGTGAAACTAGTCAAGGTCAAGTATATGAGTTGAGGCCAGAGTTCAAAGGTAGAGTCTCTAACGATGCTGTTAAGCAGATTCAAAATAGCGTAGGCGTCACAGAAGCTGGAGTTCCAAATGAAAAAATATCCGCAGCCAACAGAACAAAGTACGGTACTACTCTTACTGGTTTTGCAAAGACTTATATAGCTAATGTCATAAACATAACAGGTAGATCTAAACAAACTGACAAACAAGAACAAGCAGATACTGGTGCTGGCAAATCTAGAGTAATGTTTAGTAAAGAATCGTCCTTAGAAGAAGGTATAGATCCAAAAACTTTATTAAGCACAAAAACTTCTAAAAAAACATTATCAACAAAACAAAACAATAAGAAGTCTAGTGAAATATTTCAAGCAACTGGGGTGTTGTTTTTGAATAATATTGGTGATGTAGATTCTTTTTTAAACGATGCTGTTGATTACTTAAAAAATATCAAACTAAAAGACAAAGATCTTCAGGATAATATAAGAAGAATAGCTACTGCTTCCAGTACTAGAGGTAATCTTACAGAGTACTATAACTGGCATAAACTAAACAATAATAAAACGCTGAAAGAAACTTTAGGTATAAAAAAGCTTATACCTAAAAAGTGGAACAGTTCTAACGATATAGAAGCTGAGTATTATGACGGCACTGTAGAGGGTATAGAAGTAAAGATGAACTGGAGAGATATAATGGGTAGTGGTGGATTATTTTTTGATGGAGAAAAAGTTAAATCATACACCTATAACAACGGAGAACCTAAAGTAAGTGACGACATAGTAAATGAAATCAATAACAACACGGAAATAATAAACAAACTATTAACAGCTACTGAAAACGCTGGCAAAGTAGAGTCTGTTGTTAAAGATGGAAAAATTGGTATGCCGTTCGCGTTGTTAAGCGATACAGAAAGTCAGGCTAGATCGAGCAGAAAAGAACTTAACAGACCTAAGTTTAAAGACGTATCAATGAGTATTGATCAAGTTCTAAAACACTATAAGAAAAAAGACGTTGGTTTATTCATAGTTGGTGATGAACTTTTCTACGTTCAAGATAAAAGAGGTAATTTTAAAGAAATGAGCATCCCAAAACTCAACACAGATGCTTCTATAAAACTAAGAGTTAAAACTAGTGGTATTAAAAATAGAAAAAGAACAAATGACTTTGTAGATTCTTATACTTTAACAGCTCAGTATCAGTTTGATAAAAAACCTTCAAACGGAATTAAGTTTTCAAAAGTATTAGCAGAAGATCTCGATAAAGCGTTTAACGATATTATAGAGAATAAAACAGGTATATCTAGCAGAAAGAGATACGGTATTGTTGAAGCTATAACTAAAGGATCCAATAAAGGTAGATTTAATTTCTTTATACCGCCATCAGCAGAGGACTTTGTTGGTTTATTATACCCTACACTTGGCAAAGGCAAAATTGGTGATGCTCAAATGTCTTGGTACAAGAAGAACTTAATAGATCCATACGCTGAAGGTATGAACAAGCTAAGTAAAGCTCGTGTGTACATTACAAACACTTATAACCAACTTAAAAAACAGCTAGACATTGTGCCCAAGAACCTTACTAAAAAAGTAGGTGAAACAGATTACACTAAAGAACAAGCTATTAGAGTTTACATTTGGAGAAAGCAAAAAATGGAAGTTCCTGGCATGAGCAAAAAAGATGTTAACATGTTAGCTGATTATGTAGCTGGTAATGATAAATTACAGTCTTTTGCTGATCAACTAATAAACCTACAACTAGGCGATGGTTATGCTAAACCAAAAGTTGGTTGGCCAGCTGGAACAATAACGACTGATATACTTGAAGGTTTAAACACTACTAAAAGAGCTAAATACTTGAGTAAGTGGCAACAAAATGTAGATGCAATATTTAGTGAAGATAATTTAAACAAATTGCAAGCTGCTTATGGTGTAAACTACAGAAAAGCGCTAGAAGGTTCGTTAGAAAGAATGAAGACTGGTAGAAATAGAAACTTTGCAGGTGACAGTATGACTGGTAGGTTTACTGACTGGTTAACTGGAAGTATTGGTGCTATAATGTTTTTCAACACTAGATCAGCTGTGCTTCAAACAATATCTGCTGCGAACTATATAAACTTTGAAGATAATAATATCTTTGCGGCTGGTAAAGCTTTTGCAAACCAAAAACAATATTGGTCTGATTTTATGAAGCTTATAAACTCTGATTTCTTAAAAGAAAGACGTGGAGGTTTACGTATGAATGTTAACGAAGCTGATATATCTGACATGGCTAAAAAAGGTGGAGTTAGAGGAGTTATTAGTAAGCTTTTGGAAATAGGTTTTACACCTACTCAAGTAGCAGATAGCTTTGCTATTGCCTCTGGTGGATCTACTTTTTACAGAAATAGAATAAATACATACTTAAAAAAAGGAGGTAAGTTTGAAAAACCACAAGTTATATTTTTAACAGGAGCTGCAGGAAGTGGTAAAACAACTGTTGCTAAAAACTTTGGAAAAAACTGGACCATCGTTAATAAAGACGTTGAAATGG